TGCATCGTCTACTCCTATGATTATCGTTAAGTCTGGAACTCGAATACCTGTGAGCTCTTCGAACATAACTGAATAAGCAGTTGCCTGTATAAAATAATTATCTATATTGTTAATATCTTTGGGTCTTTTGGATGTCTTAAAGTCAATGACGCTAAGGACTCCATCAAACTCTCCGATACAGTCAACAGTTCCTGCCAATTGTAGTTTATCGGAATATAGCTTGCTTTCTAAAGCATGTATATTGTCTATCTTATCCACGACTGGTTTTAAATCATTCCACATCTCAACGTCAAACATATCTGGTTGAACTGTGTTTCCTAAAAGAAAATCTTCACATAGTCCATGGATACGAGTACCTCTACCGGAAGCCAGTGTTGATACTCTATTTGCCTCTTGTTCACCAACTCTTTTACGCCATTCAGCGATGAATTGTTTATTTAAGAGACCTGTTACTTGTGTTACACTAGGATATTTATCTCCAGATGGGGTCTGATATACTCGACCCTGATCTGAATCAATCCGTTGTAACACTGGAAACTCATGATGTATAAAGTTCTTCAATTATTTTTTATCTGCGTACTTTTTCTTTAAAGTAGGTTTTTTCTTATGTTCTTTTTTAACTTCTACTGGTTTTGCAGCGTCTTTCTTTACAGGTTTAGCAGCTTCTTTCTTTGCTGTAACTGTAACAGGTTTTGCTTTGATTGGTTCTGCTGCACATACGTAGATCGTATAGCTTAATAAACCAAATACAATAGCGATCGCTGATAATTCTTTTCTATAGTTCTTTAACATTACCGTCTCCTTTAATAAAATTAAACTTAACATCAATACATGCTTCAATCATTCTGGTAAATTCTAGTCTCCAATCTGGAGTCATGTTCATACCTTCATGATCTTTAAAATTGCGAGTATAACTTTTATCATGCGTATTATTCATCGTGTTATTACAGGTGAACGCATCAGCACCGTATATATCTATATCAGTGTAGCCAAGCTCAACAGCTTTTAGGCATGCTACGTTACCGCTTGATCTTCCCTTTCTAGTATAATTAATTATACCTAAAGACAGATCTTGTACTGCATGTTTTGTCTCAGGAGTAATAGCTTCCCAAGCATCAATTCCAAAGTATATATCACAGTCTATTAAGCTGCGATCTTTGGCTATCATCTCAACAATACCTGGATCTAGAATCACAGTACAGTCAACCTTTGTCCATGGAATATTACAACCTATGCGGTATGCATATTCTTTGTTTGGATCATAGGCTGACCGACTGGGACCGTTACATAATACCGCAACTTTCATAATACATTATACCACATGTACCATTTAAAGTACATGCCTAGGCTGATAATATTTCGATGGCATGATCATAATGTTTGATACGGTCTTCTAAACCAATGTATCCTCCATTGATAACCTTAGTCATCCCTTTGATATCGCCAGCGTCAGCAAACTTGTTCAGGTTGTTCTTATTCCAGAACCAGAGAGCCGAGTATAATGATGTAGGTACGTCGTCAGTAACAAGATCAGGATCATCCATAACTGTTTCTGGATCTTCGAAAAAATCATTCGCAAATTTCCAGTAGTTATCTTTGCCTGTTAGTTGAATTGGACCGCGTCCTCTAAACTTATAACCTTCACCACTAGCTGTATCACCGTTACCCATACGGTTCGCATAGATTACATTTGCGATCATTTCAGGTTTACGATGATAAGGCGTAGAGTCTCTACCAGCTTTAATAAAGTATTTTCCGAATAGTTTATTAAGAGCGTCAGCAGAATAGTTTAAGTTTTCAGATAGGACAGAGAAGTCCGCTGATTCATGCGCACACTGAGCTACAAAAGCAGCAACGCGTTTAGGTGTAGTTACATCAAACTGGGGCAACTGCACCACCATAGCATCATACCACTCATGGACGTTCTTGTTGCGAGTGATGATCTTCGCTAACTTTTCTTCAGTGAAATCAAATTCGAATGCCATTATTTTGCCAATGCACTAGTTACTTTAGCCCATGCTGCTTTTGCTAAAGCTACTGCCTTGTCAACGATTAGTGTTGCATATTGTGGGTATTTTGCACCCAAATGTGCGCCTACTAAAAATACAATAATGTTTGTTAACATATAGTTCTCCTTTTTGGTTAACAGCTGAACTTATTATGGGATTCAGCGAGCCCATATTTTAAAAATGACTACTAGTTTTATCTAACTTACTGCCAGCGGTCTTTTCATGGACACGTTGTAGTACTTCTTTGAACCCTTGATCTGGCTTTACAAGACCTAATCTATAAGGATCGATAAGCGGTGGGAGACCTGTAATGATCGGCTCCATGTGTGGGTTCTCTTTTAAGTATTCTGCCTTTGCAGCTATACTCATGACTCGTTCAATAACTTCGCCGGTCTCTTTGTTTCTAAAATCATATGTAGGCATAATTTTCCTCTGTCCTTTATTTATACTATTTTTTATTGAAAAACATCGCCAGAGAAAACCTGTAATGTGGGGCTGAAGTTGATTGTACAGTGATTGAATGTGGTATCTCACCATCAAATATGATTAATCTTCTTGGTTTATATACAGATGCGTAGATTATCTCACTTAAATCTTCATTATAAAAGTGTGTTGAACCAGCCCATTCAGGCTGCCATCTTATATTTACATAGTATATTAATGCTATCTGATCTTTATGGGTGTGAAAATAGTTCTGGTCAGATGGAACTGATAAGTTAACAGAGGTCCTAACTAACTCAAGATCCTTATATGGTTTCCAAGATTCCAACTTGTTTAGCTCTTCTAATATACCAATATGATTAACATCATCTATATTATATTCAGATGTTAAGTACACATGTGATCGTGTATCAAGCGGAGCTGGACCATCTTGTCCACCTATCTTAAAGAATGAGTTGGAGACAAAGTGATATAGATGTTCATGGAATGCCTGACTAAAAGCATTATCAATTACATGTATCGGTCTGTTTAGGTTATCTAGTATAGTTTTCATTTAAATAACTTTCCAAATATACACTTAGAACTACCATAATCACGAACAAACTTCCTAGTATTTTGCAACTTTGAAACTTGATCTGCTTCTATTTGTTCAGGTGTTGCATCCATAACTGATAGTTTAGGTTGATCTTTAGGTAATAACATATAGTGTGCTATAGGAGTACCAGCTTTGATAAGTGTTTCACCCTCAAGCACGTGCCATTTTAATTGGATATTTAGTTCTGCTACACCATATTCTCGTGAAAAGAAGCCTGGCATTGTTGTAAAACGTTTTTCGTCTGTATATGGCAATGGTCCTTCAAGTAAGTAGTATCCTTTAGGAACTATCACTCTCCACGGAGTATTAAATTTAATGACACAGCTTAATGAATCATCCCATCCACCCATATAATCTGATAGTTGTTCTTTATGCATGAATGATACCGCTGGAGAATCATACTTACTCTGATCTATTGGGGATCTCCATTCAAATGTGTGCTTATCTCCATTAGTGGTGATCACTATATCTTGCCACGTAGTTAGTATATATCCATATCGTATTAGGTTAAATATTCCTGGACACTTTGCTGTATGAGTGATTGAATTTTTACCATATGATGTATCTTTGGTTAAATCAGAAAACTCATCTTGGGCTTTTGCAAACCATGATGGTTTAAATTGACCAGCTGGAACTATCGGTGCCAACTTTGTTAGGTTTGGCATCATTGAAAAGAATTCTATCTTAGGCTGCTTGAACATTTTTTATCCAATTTGGTTGATCACGTTTTTTCCATGAGAACATACGCTGCTTCTCACCGTTATAATAATTTTGATATGACATTACAGAATTGCCTGGTATCTTGTATTGTTGTGGCATGGCTGGAGTTGGTTGAGTAAACTCACCGTGAGGTAAATTATTAGGGAACCATTTTAAAGATTCTACAAGACCTGAGCTCTCGCACTTATGAATCTTACCATATCTATATGTATATTCTATGCATAATGCTTTAAGTAAAGTCCATAGCCAATAATAGTTTTCTCTGTTATGTCGTGCCCATACTGCGGATGGATGGTTCATATGTGTAGCGCTATACAACTTTTCATCTCGATCATCTTCCAGCTTCCATACTTTCTTCTTGCGACCAGATAGTGATAGTCCAGCCGTTTCTGTACCATCTAAGATACGGTGGGCGGTGGACAGGAGTTGACATGTCTCGAGGATCATCTTGACACAGTGCTTGTCTACGTGGTATTGAGCTGCTATTGTAGGGTTATGGTGTAGATAAAATATGTTCATGATATTCATTCATATAAGGTAATAAGTATGGATCCATTCGGATGTCACATGATAAGATGATACGTTCTTGTGTTCCAAGATGTTTAACTTCATGTAGGTGTGGTCCACCGTCTTTAAACGCTAAGACCTTTCCTTCGTGCCAAGTTTGGGTTTCTTTACCGACGGTTATCTGACAAGCTGGATCACATACTAATCCTAAGTGCACACGCATGAAGTGTGGACTAGTACCATCATGTGGTCGTATGTGAGAACCTGGTATTAGTCTACTAATAAAGCAGTTGCGTAGTATGCCTTCAGCTTCCAGCGGTGCTATGATCTTTTGGATAGTAGGACACTTTGCTTTTGCATTCCTAATGATCTTATAGAGCATCTCAAGCTGGAATGGATTTGCACCACCATCAATATACTCTTTCTCAAATATAGACATTGGTACCGCTTTCCAATAGTGCGCATACAGCGGATATGTTTGATCGTTGTAATGCACAGTATATTTTGGATAGTTGAATAATGCACTACCATCTTTTAAGAACTCGGCTACTTCGTCTCTGATTTGTTCCCAGTTGGCCATCATCTCTTGAAATAATGGAGCCTTAGCTACCACATCATTCCAAAAAAATGGTTCTTTGGGGTCGTATACGAATTTGTCGATAATAGGCTTATTCAGATCTGCCAAACGGACATTTCCTTTCTAAAATTCTTTTATTAACGTTGTACCTCTTCGTAAAGCTGCTATCATAGATACGAACTTCGATCTTGTTTAGTTCTTGTTGAGTTATAACATGTGTCCTAAGTTCAACGGCTTTATCTGTTATAGGGACTATATGAGCCATAGGATGACCAGCTTTTAATAAGATCTTATTATCTGTCTTAGGTAATAACATATTGATATTTGTACCGATGTTATACTTATAATCCATTATGCCTGGTAATATATGATAGCTACCTAAATTTTCTATATTATTAAATGTTGGCACCGTCCACATGAAATTAATTCCAGATTTTTCAACTAAGAACCATGGAGATGTTATCTTAATATGATGATAGTTGTTTATTGGTTCGCCAAATTGTTGTTCATCGTGACTAACAATATCATTAGGAGCTGCAAACTCATATAGCCATGAATCCTTTGTAGTTTGCATGAGTAGATCTGTCCATAACGGCAACACAAATCCATGTGTATACAAGTTAATAAATCCAATGCATCCCTTCATCGTAGGCTGCGGAATACCTAATCCCCATTGATTTGGTTTTTCGTAAGATTTAGGTAAACTTTTCCACCACTCAGGGTAAAAGTTATTAGTTTCCTGTATAGGAAATAACTTTTCTATGCCGTAATTTAGTGTGAAGCAGTCGACTACAACTTTACTGCGTTTGAAGAAGAACATTCATATCTCTCATAATTATATACTACCTCATAAAGCCAATTTGATTTTCCTATTAGGATTATTCAATAGCCACTTTTTGATCTTAAGCATACCTTTAGATTCGAGAGCATAAGCTTCTATCTCCCATGGTTGACGTCTATAGATGTACCTATGTTTGTCATCCTCGTATGTTAAGTATTGGATCTTAACGTTATATTTCAATTGACCAGATATAAACTGTCTGGCATGTACTAGTTCATGTGCTATGGTCTTTGATAAACTGTTAGTATTCTTTGCATTTAGCTCGATCATGATATCATCATCATACTCTTGATCACAGTTGCCTAACATGTCATCGGTCTTAAAGTTTTTAAAGACAAACGTATACTTGATGTTCTTTGATTTTCTTGGATACTTCTTAGAGATGTCATTAATCAAAGTCTTTTCTGCTGCCACACATTGCTTAACAAACGTGGTTAATCTACGAGCAGATAAACGTTCTACTGCTGGAGTGCAATAGACCGAGATCTTATCAGATTTATACAGTAGGACTTGTCTTATCATAATACCAGTATACCATAACCTTTAATTAAAGTACATGCTACCATATATATTTATGTAAACTAGGCTTTTGGGCCAGCTGGGGCAATGAATCCGGCCTCTTCCACTAGCTTCCTAGTGACCTTCTTATATAGTTTATGTAGCTTTTGATCCTTAACAGCTATAAGGACTTTGGCCTCTGAGGGATGCACAGACTCCAATAGACTGATAAACAAGGCTTCTCGTTTGATAGGCTTTAGGTCATTCCTAAGGAATACATAGAAGCGTCTTAGTTCCTGTGTAAGGATAGCTGGACTCATGCCGATAGGTGCTGCATCTGGTCGGTATGGTGGTTCATCCTCAGGTAATAAGAACTTCTTCTCAGGTATGAATGCATACTCAAAGATGATCTTAAGAGCTGTATTGCCTCTGTACTTTGTTGCTAATAACTTAGGATCCTTATCAACTTCATCAAGGATCTCTGGTAAAAATCTAACTGCCATTTTAAAACTCCTCTATCTCGTCTAAAAGCAGACGGCATTGGTTTTTAATTAAATACTCCATTACTGAATTCTTGTCGCCCTTAGGTTTCACATTCATATATGTATCTATGATGGTTTGTGCAAGGGTCGTGGGTATAAAGTCAAAGTTAACCAACATTTGGTTACGTTGGTAGTTCCTCTTCTCTTCTTCAGTCTTACATGCTTCAATACCCTTTTCGTAAAATTCTGGTAACCTCTTAGCTGAGAACGGTTTCTGACGATTGCCTGAAACAAAGACGTCATCATTCGAAAGGATATTAGGTATACCGTCTCCCGAGTCGCCTTTGACGATGTGCTGGATCGTGTACTCTTGGATTTCCTTTTGGGATCCTTCGACAAACTTACGTTGCATAGGCGAGTATTGACGAACATTCTTATTCCTTTGTAATTGGATAAAGTCTTTGTCTGATGAAACGATCATAACCCTTTGTGGTTCTGCAAAGAGACCAGATTGCTCTAATAGGTTTTCTTGTGTGTATTCTGTAAGCACCGCGATGATATCATCTGCCTCAGCAGTATCAATCAATAGTACTTTATATGGAAAGCTTTCAATTAGATCTGTACGCAACTCAGCTAGTGTATCAAAGATAAACTTCCAATCAAGATCTGATTTATCTCGGTTGGCTTTGCGCATAGCTTTGTAGTAAGGGAATATAGACTTACGCCAATAGTTAGGACCATCACACGCAATGACGACCTCACCATACTCCTTATACTTCTTCTTATAAGATTTAATGGTGGATAGTGTAGTGTGACGGATAAGGTTCTTGATCTCTTCAGGCGACTGTCGTTTGATGTCGTTCTGAAAAGGTAAGATGTTACTCAGCGCTATTTGGCTGTAGTCTAGTATAATCATTAAAATGCACCTAACAAAAGTGTTTCCTCATTGATACGACCATTTGGTGCTGTAGGCTTTGTAGTCAGTGCCTTAGCTGCAGCATTCAATGTACGTTTGCCGATCTGTGTTGATTTAAAGAACTTCTCAGGATCTCGGAGTGTCCATGCCCATGACTTAGCGATACTATAGTTAGTGATCGTTGTACCTTTAACTGACAACGCATCCGAGTCATCTGCCACATACGCTACAAGCTTACGATATTTAATATTATAAACCCATAACTCTTTAGCACCAACGATCTCTGCTGGATTGATAGACTTAAGCTTGAGCAGATCATTACTTACTTGATACTTAAGACGCTTAACGATAACTGCAGGAGGTTTAACCCTAACAGCACGAGGCTTCTTAACTGTAACTTGATGCTGAGCACAATCATCTACGATAGATTGTAATGCTACTCGGAACTTCTTAAGTTCCGTCTTAGTAAGGAATGAATAACCTTCTGCAAGTTGTTCATCCTCACCTTTAAGAGCTTCATCGACTTCATCTAAGTTCGACTTATAGTATTCACCGATCTTGCGTGCTACCATGCCTGATATATTATTAGACAATAGATGCGCCTTAGTTGAAAATTCCCATTGTTTAGAATGGATAAACTTATCGATAGCATAGTCGATATCTTCAGATGCAGTTCTTGCAGCCTCAATCACACGCTTATCGATAGGGATCACAGGAGCTTTTGGCTTTTGTGGTTCATCATCTTGAGGTTTAGCGTCATACTTAATATAGAGTTCGATAATCTTATCTTGTACCTTTTGTTTATCTTGGTCAGACATATATTCACCCTTATTAAGGATAGTGACAAGAGATCCTAAGGATAGGAACTCATAGTCAGGCGCCTTAGATAAGACATCATAGTACTTCTTATTAAGCTTTCTAATATAAGCAAGAGCGACTTTAGCTCGGGTGCTATTTTCTAGATTAAGGTTATAGTATCCTAAAGCTGTCATAAGGGTAACGCGATAGTCATCTTGTGTTACCACAGGAGCACCATCACCTCGACCCTTAGCGATTGCTTTATCTTTCCATTCTTGAGTAGGTTTTTTAGTTTTCATATTAAGATCATACTATAATTAGTAATTAATGTACAATTATTCTGCTTCTTGATTTGTAACATTTTGATAGATGGTCTCAAACTCATCGTTTAAAGCTACCTCTTCATTGAAGTTTTGGCGGTGGTATGTATTAGCCAACTTAGCAAGAGTCTTCTTAGGGATCTTAAACTCATCGTATAGGTTCTTAAGTACTTCTTTAACGAAGTCCTTCTCAGCCTCGACACGAGTCATAGAGTCAGAGATCTCGCCTAAGGCGCCTTTAATTTTCTTACGGTCTTCTTCAAGTAACTGCATTATAGATCCTTACTTAAACATTTTAACATTTGTTCTAAAGAATATGTTTTAATTAGTTGCTTGTTATTAAGCCACTTACTACCATATTCTGCAGCTGCCCATTTTGGGAATGCATATTTGTTTCTAATTGCCATAACAGTTGCACCATACGTTGTTTTATAAGTTTTTTTCATTATAAGCCTTTCACAGATTTAATAGAGTCCCAACGAAATGAACGCCATTCTTGTTTTTCTACATCAAACACTCGAACAGCTTCATCGCTTACTTTAGTTCCTTCAGACTTAGGACGTTTATCTGAAGGGATACTAGATTCTAACAGCGTGCATAACATATCACGTGTAGATCCATCCTTTTTTGTAAAAGATACATTAACATTCTTAGTATGTAATGCGTTTACAATAATTAACTTTTCACTATTATCCATTTACTTCTCCATGTTAAAAATATTATTAAAGTGCACTAGGTAAAACAGAGGTACCCTTAGTTTGACCCCTCTAATGCACTTTAATAATATTAGTGTAAGACTCTGCCCGGTTGTACGGCCGGTAACCCGCGGAAGGTTATAACCTAGGATAACTCCGCATGTATTGATTAAGTGGCACAAAGCCTTACACTAATATTACTCGTCGTAGCCAGGACCCCAGAAGTGGGGATCCATACCTCCCATTTGATTGAGCATCTCACGTTCGTCTTCAGACAAAGCATCCTCATCGATCGGATCTGGGACCGCATACATGCGGCCTTCTTTTTTGTCTTTAACATTATACTTGATGTTAGTTTTATTTTCCATAATGGCCATTATACCCTAATAATGAATTAATGTACATGCCTACCACCAACTATTGTAGTAAACTCGATCGTCTCGTTTGAAGGCTTCACGAGCTAACCTGATGAACTCAACGTCTTTGTCGTAATCATCGTTATCGAAGCGTGAATCATGACCAAAGAAGAATCCTGAAGTTTCAGGTAACTCTTGATCCATAACTAGCTTCTCGATCATGTCAACATCTTCGACAGTTAACTCGAGCTCAATGCAGTTGAAGTCGATGTCCTTAACAGTACGACCTTCGCGAAGCTCAAAGCCCTCTGGCAATGGACGACCTTTAGATTCCCAGATCTGATTCATCAGACCGTGCATAGCGTTATGCTTGCGCCAGTACATAAGCTCGTTATCTTGCTCATGCGTATCTAGCGTTGTGTTCTTAGCTCTTGAATAAGCTGTCATATCTAAACCCATAATTAAGCTGCCTTTCTTTCTTCGTTCATAAGACCAAACATGATTGCTTTGGCACAGTTGATGTATTGACGAGCTTGATTAGCTGTCT